TTCGAAGTACAGATTGCGTTTGAGAACTTTGAATTTACGATATCGAGTATCAAACCGCATTGGTTTGCTGAACATCTTAAAGTTTTGTGGATTGTTCCACATGAAGTAACCAAAGACTTTGTCCATCGATTCATTCATAATATATGTATGATTCGGTTGAAAGTCTATGTCCCACTTCGTAATTTCTCTAACGAGAATCATGCTGCTTCCCTAAAGTAACCATATGGCAGACCATTGAGGAAACAGAAGTATTCCCAGTCGCCATCTGCTTGGCTGGCATCCATAATCCAGCGGAGAGCAGTTGCTCGATCCTTCGCACCCATACACATTGTGTTGGTAACATGCTGCTCAAACTTGGCAGTGGCTTCTGCTTCTGCTTCCTTGCGTGCGATCTCTTCACGCTCGATTACTCGACCAAGAGTTTCGAATTCAGCCATGAATTCTTCCTCAGTCCAATCAGTGGTATCGATACCACGAGGACGACTACCGTAGGCATCCTTATACATATCCCAGTACTGGCACTGCATTTGTTCCAACACAGACATTTCTTCCCAAGATTTGAATTCGTTTGACATTTGCAGTTCCTTTTCGACTTTCATACTACTATTATACCCCAATTATGAATTAAAGACAACACTTAAATGCAACTCTTGCGAGGGAATCCAGTCGCAAATCCAGAAGTCCCAGTGGACGCAGATCTTGTAACTTTACCAGACATGCGTTGTTTTGGTGCTTTGCGAGATTTTACAACTTCGATCGATCCACCTTTCTTCAAAAACAACTTTACTTGTTTTTCGGTTTCAGCACGGATCTCAGATTTTGATTTATAGAACATAATATATTTTCCTCTCAATTATTTCGACAAGTTCATAACACGACCATCATATTCCATAAAACTAACTTCAAATGGAATATAAACAATTTTACCAACACGGGAATGTTTACCCTTTGGTTGAACCGCACCATCAAAAACATCTTTGGTGCAGGTAATTTTGTAAGCCATGTAACCCATTTCATTGGTGATTGATTCAACATTACCTTCAACGAAACAATCGTTACGACCAACCATAGGTTTAAAATCATAGCCACGAATCACATCACCAACAGAAGCAACCTTTGCATTCTTCAACATTTTTGTTTCCTTTTCAATTTTCATACTACTATTATACCGCAGTTTGCAATTAAAGACAACAACTATATGGAATAACCCTACGAGTCTGAGGGGATTACTAGCCCTGTAGATTCGGGCTTCTGGAATGTGAAAAACCCTCTACGAGAGAGGGTTTGGAGGGAGGTCTAGGGGAAGCCTAGAGAGGGTTACAGACCGACTAAAGCAGACGCTGGAGCGATCTCTATCCCTGAACCGAATAATCGGTTATATTCGTTGATCATTTTCTTGGATGGTTCACCTTCGGTTGCGATGCATTGACTAAACAATTTCACCTTTCCTTCGGTATAAGGCATGTATGGCATCAAAGCCAAGCCAACTCCATCTTTTGTTTGTTGCATAAGGATAGTTGCTGGTGCTTCTACATAATATCCATTTGCAGTTGTTTCTACTTTACCAATTAGTTCTTCACCACTAATCAATTTAAATACTTTAATCTCGGTCATTTCAATCCTCTATAACAAGTTGTTCAATAAAATCTGCAGCATGATTTTGGTCAGTAAAGAATGAAATAAAAGTTCTTTCATAATCATAGCAATGCTGTGCAACTACCATTATCTGTTTATTTTTGTAAACAGATATTTTTAATATCCAGTCGCCACGACGAACTGTGACGAAAGATATCATGTTTGGAGATAGTTTTGCTTTCATACAAGTATTTAGGGAGAGCCGAAACTCTCCCTACTTGTACTAATCACATTTCTACATAATCATCTTTACCAACACCACACTCAGGACATTCAAAGTCATCAGGAAGTTCATCCCACTTACCTTCTGTTTGTTCATCGTGTACATGTCCGCAGACTATACATACATATTCCATCACAGACCTCCCAAGACTTGCTTGTAAGCATTAGCGTGACGCTCTTCTACTTTCTGTAGAGCAGCAAAACGCTTTTCTGCTTTTTTAAGAATCTCTGCGAACTGATCAGCGTGTTCTTTCGATTCACTAATCTGTTCTAGAGCAACACCAGCTGCATGCACATCGCCTTCTTTAGTGGCGATAGCATGAAACTGTGGATACATTTCTGTATACTCATAAGTCTCACCATCAATTGCTTTCTGTAAACATTCCTTAGTGGATGGCTTACCGATTAACAATTCTAGATGACCCCATGCGTGTTTAATTTCTTGGTCTGCGGTGTGCTCAAAATGTTTTGCAACATCTTCGAAACCTTCTTCACGAGCGATTTTAGCGAAATAACGATACTTGATATGAGCCATAGATTCGCCAGCCAATGCGCTCTCAAGATTTTTTAATGTTACGGACATAATATTTTTTTAGTTAGGTTTATCATTTGGGTTTGCTGGTGCTTTACCATTTACCCAATCAACATCATCTTCAGTCATTGGAATCCAATAGTTCATTATGGGATCCTTTTTGAATTTCTCTGCATCTCTTTTGCTTCATGCAAAGACTCTGACATTGTCACAAAAAAACGAAAAACTTTCTTTAAGAGTTTCATTTTAGTTACTCTCGTTTAAAAATTGTTTCTCACCTTTTGTCTTAACTGGAACTTTCTTTGGTTGCTTCTCTGCTGGAACTAAACGCTCCAAAGCGATTTTCAACATACCATTGAATAGTTCTGCGTCTTTAACTTCGATTTGGTCATCGATAGCAAAGGCACGAGTAAATGCACGAGTAGCAATACCTTTGAACAAGAAGTTATCTTCTATTGCATCAGTAGCTGCATCAACATTACCCTTAACGATTAACTTACCACCATCAATAGTGATGTCGATCTCGGACTCACCGAAACCAGCTACTGCTAATTCGATTGTGTATGAGTTCTCAGCATTCTTACGAATGTTGTATGGAGGATAGTTGGGGATATTTTTAGTTAGGTCGTCATGCAGTTTCTGCATTTGAGCCATTGGTTCTTCAAATCCAACAAAAAATTTATCGAAGTCTTTGAATTGATCATGAAATAAAGGCATGAGTTTAGTCATGTTGTTTCTCCTATTAAGCGAGTTTAATTAAAAGTGATACCCCGAAGGCATATCATTAATGCTGGTTACTAGTTCCAGCGACATCGTGCGTCATGTCAGCTTTACCAACGATTCGTAACTTAGTGGTCCTAAGGTGAATTGTTTAACGATTCATCACATACATAGTGATTTCGAATCCGTATCTCATTTCTACTGCTTCTGGTTTAGTCCACATATTAATCTCCTTAGTTATGTCCAAGACGGACACTTATACTTATTTCCCGAAGGCAAATAATACACTAAAGAAAATCATTATTTTAGACTAATGTTAACCCTTATTCAACAGCAGGTAATTCAGCTGCAGTTTTTGCTGCTTCTGCTTCCATGGCTTGCACTTGTGGCTCGCCTTGTTGTTTAATTTTGTTAATAACTGTAATAACTTCCTCAAATGGGTGCTTACCCAATGTACGAAGAATCATATTGCATTCGTCAATCGTCAATTCAAGTTTGATCATTTTGCTTTTTTTCCTATGTTATATTTGGGAACAAGTTCCCATTCATTTTTCTCTTTATAAGAGACTACCTTAATTTGAGACAAAGATGCCTTATTATCCGCTTGCGTATTATTTAGTATCTTTAACAGATCCCAATCTTGAAGCAAACCAGCAATAGCATTTCTTCGCTCTATATCGCCACTCGTGATATTAGATTCTTTACCATCAAGAGCAAACAATTCTTTGAAGTGCACAATGAAGTATCTGCCTTGCTTATGTAAAATGTGGCAAGATTGATACAGCTTGTTTTCTTTTCTGGAAGCAATCCCGATGCGGGTAAGTGTCTCACGAACCTTTAGAAAGTTATCTGGTTCTGGTAGTATCACTTCAAGCATGGACTCAGCTGTCCAGTCGTAATAAATCAATTCGACAGTCATTATT